TTCTCGATGTACAGCCTGGTCGGGATGATGCCGGCCAGCTGCAGGTCGGAGTAGACCTGGCGGTCCTTGTCGACGTCGCGCGGAAGCTTCGGCCCGACTACTGGGATGACCTCCATCTCCAGCGGCAGCGCGATGCCCTCGTACGCCGCGAACCAGTCCTTCATGTCGTGGAAGAGCTGGCGCAGCTTGGCCAGGATGAAAGCGTCCTTGTTGATCGCGTCGTCCAACAGCGGCGCCAGCCGGATCGACAGCGCAATCCCGGATTCGGCCATGGCCGTATCGACCTCGCCGAGCGCCACGCTGGAGATGCCGGCGGTCGACTCGGCCTGGTCCTGCAGATATTTGTAGTGATCTTGGCTGGCCTGGATGCTGGTGACGCCCTGGACCCGGTTGAACTGGTCGGTCGCGGACTTGCCCTCTTCGCCTCCGGTGGCCTCGATGACTCGCTTCGGACCGATGATCCAGTCGGTCTCGTTGCCGTCCGCGTCGACCGGCTTGAGGGTGGTGACATACAGACCTAGGCCGTGCATCGCCAGGGCGACGTCCTCATCGGTGACGGCCTGGTTGACCCCGTAGAAGACCCGCTCCAGCCCGGCGATGTCGCTGACGCCGTAGAACTCGCCGCGCTTCTCGTTGGCCTTGAAGTGATAGACGGGCAGCTGGAAGATGCCGGGGATGATCTCGATCGGCTTCGTGTCCGGATGCGGAACGATCTTCCGCTTGGCCGGGTCCTCCCAGTCGGTGGGCTCCATCACCAGGACCTCGCGGGTGATCTCCGCGCCCTCCACGAATTCGCCGTCGGCGTAGTTGGGATGGCCGAACGCGCGCGCGGTGAGCCAGGTCTGGACCTTCAGCAGATTCTTGTTGTCAACGATGATCTCTTCGACAATTCGGACCCCGACCATCTTGGTCTTGTCCTTGGGATCCTTGATCGGGAAGAACGTCTCGGGCTCGATGATCTTGGCCGAGATCCTGGTGCCCTCGGGCTTGTTTGGGTCGGCGTAGAGGTAGACCAGCCAGTCGCCTTGCGCCAGCCCGAACGGCAACGCTGCCCGGAAGATCTCGAAGAACATCTCGCGGGTGAAGAAGTCCCCGAACGCGACGATCGCGCTGGACATCTGCTCCGGCTCCAGCGGGACCTCTTCGGCGAGGCCGGCGGTCGTGTTGATCACCTGGAATCCGAGGTCCTTGCAGACATAGCGGGCCTTGGTTCGGATGATCCGTGCCGCCGAAGGGACGTAGATCGGGTTCGCCTCGTCCTGGCGAAGCGTGAGCTTGATCGCGTTGGAGTCGTTGGCCAGCAGCTGGTCGTAGAGTCCGTAGGCGTTGATCCGAAGACCGTCGAGAGTGCTCAGCCAACCGGCAGGTGTGCCTGTGAAGGGTGTGGCGGTATCCCAGATGGTCGTCAACGTTTCCCCCTATGCCGACCTGGCTCTGCGCTGACGCGCCTGCCCGGAGTTCCTTACTTCATCGCTGAAATGTCCCTTGTAGAACCGCCCCAGAGCCTCCGGGGCATGATCATCTTTCTTGAGCGGATTCTCTTTGGGGCCCTGCGTGTCCTCATCTTTGGTCTCAGGGTAGCGATAATCCTGCATTTCCCTGATCGTGTCGCGGCAGCTGTGGTCGAAGTAAAGTTTCGGTGCCCGGTCGGGGTGTCCGTGAATGAGGAATTCCGGCTGAATCTTCAAGCCGCGGCGGATCATGTCGATGCGATCGCGGATCAGACCGCCGGTGCCGCCGTGCGAGGTGACCTTCCAGGCGTTGGCCAGATGCTTCGACGCGCCAGGGTCCTCCGGATCCGGGTACAGGTCGTGGGCGACCCGGACCAGGCTGCCGAGGCGGGGGTGCGTCCAGATCTCCTGCGCCACCTCATCGATGGTCTTGTGCACCTGGTAGTACTCGCCGATCACGAAGACGTTGTCCCAGATGTCCTTCTGGATGAACAGCACGACGGTGGGGTTCGAGTAGCCGTAGTCGGTGGCCAGATAGACCGGCCGGCTGGGGTCATAGGGGAAGTGCCCGCAGTGGATCTCCTCATCGAAGTCCTTGAAGACCCGGCCGACGAATTCCGTGAAGTCGGCGCCGATCTCCTGGTTGAACTTCTCCTCCGTCATCTCCGACTCCATGTCGGTGATCTCGGGGTCGTAGCGGCCTTCGGGGAACAAGATGTTGTTCGTCCAGCTGGGCATCCTGATCGACCACCAGTTGGGGTCTCCGCGCTGCCCGCGCTGCCATTGCTCGTAGAACCAGTTCTTGCCTTCGGGGGTGGAGCTGAAGATCGCCCAGCCCTTGTAGTCGGCCAATGTAGGTCGAATGTATTTAGTCCAGACCGAAGGCTTGAGCTTCGCCGCCTCTGCCAGGATCACGCCCTCCAGGGCCTCGCCGACCAGCGTCCCGGGGTACTTGGCTGACTTGGCGTGCACCTGGAATCTGCCGCCCCACAGCGAGACGTGCATGTTCCCGCCGTTGGGATCGTTGTAGCTGCCCGGATGATCCAAAGGGACTTCGAGCGTGGTGAGGTCATTCCAAAGAACACGGAATTCCTTTTCAGCGTCGGAGTACTCCGGCCCGACGATCCAATGCTCCGAGCGCCTGCCGAAGGGCTCCAGCTCGTTGTAGCGCATCTTGGCCTGCAGCGCGCGGATGGTGAGCTCGTGACCGCCGAAGGTTGACTTCCCGGTACGCCGGCCGGCGCACACCACACGAAAGCGCTTGTCCTGGATCCTCCGGTGGATGCGCTGCTGAACGATGTGTGGCTCGTAGCCGATCTCCGAGAAGACCCCGGCCATGGACAGGGCCTTGGGCATGGGCTACCTGCGACGCCCGACTGTCCTCTTGGCCGCGACCACCCCGGCCTGCCCTACGAGAGTGAGGCCTAGACCGACAGCACTGATCCGGACGTTTCCACGCATGGCGCCCTTGTGCGCCAGTGCCGCACCGCCCAGGGAGCCGCCGACGGCCAGGCCGATGGATCCGCCGCGCTTGATGATGCGGGTCATCTGCTGCTGGCGCTGATAGCCCTTCAGAGAGCGAACCTTGCCCTTACGGCCGCCGCCGAAGCCGCCCCCATGGGTGCTGCGACCTCTCCCCCAGCCTCCGGTGGATCCGGCGAATTGACCCCGCGAGTTGCGGAGAACCCGCCCGGCCATCAGAGCTTCCGGCTCTGTACCCCACCCCGGGAGGCCGAGGAGACCGCACGCACCACATTGTGGGCAGAGGCGCGGATCTTGGACTTCCTTGCTCCGGGATGGGAATGCGCCGGCGTGATCCGGCGGGCGATAGCCCGGTAGGGACTACCCCTGAACTTGCCGCTGGAGTCGCGGAGTGGACGGCCGGCCATGTCAGATGCCGCCGTCCTTGTTCGCGAAGCTGTTCCGGTTCGCCGGGAGCACGTACGCAGGCAGAAGACGGGTCTGCGGGTGGTCGTTGCCCTCGGGGATCTGGTTGGCCGCGCCCCGGATAGCGTTCAGGGCCGAGACGCTGTGGTCGGTGACCGTGCCGCCGAGGCCGGCTGGGCCGGTCCGGAACACGATGATTCGTGATGCCATCTTCTTCCCCCTGCTAAGCGTGGCCTCTCGTGCGCGATCTTAGTCGAGATCGGCGTGCACGCTGATGGTTCCATAGCCCTTCGGCGGAAATGTCTGCTTGGTACCGTCGCCGAAGGTGACCTGGACCTCGAACTTGTAGTCCCCGATCACCGGTAAGTCACCGACCAGCCACTGGTAGCTCACGATGCCGGCTGAGGCAGGGCTGTCGACATTCAAGGTCTTGGTCACCAGCGTCTGGTCCGGCAGCTGGATGTTCAGTACGGCGGTAGCCGATGACAGCGAGATCGCGTTCCCGTCGCTGTCCAGCACCGGGGTGAGGAACTTCGGCCGGGTGTCGCCGATCTTCATGTCCAGCTGCAGGTTTCCCATCAGTCCTCCACGTCCAGAGTTGCTATGTTGCGCTGAAGATTCAGCCCAGATCGGTTGCGGGTCAGATTCACGGTCGACCGGTTGGGCTGCAGGTGCAACGTCCCGTTGATCACATACGGGATGTTCAGCCCGCCGATCGTGATGTGTAGCGCCGAGTCGGCCTCGACCGTCAGCCCGACCGACTTGATCTTCTTCCGGGCCAGCGAGAACACGGTATCTGTTTCGACCGGCCGACCCAGGGATCTGACCTTGAGCCGCACCAGCGACAACGCCGCATCGGTTTCCAGTGCCGGACCGATGTCGATGCGTCGAGTGATCTTCTGGGCGATCTCGGTGGTCGACGGCTGGCCCAGCGTACGGCGATGGACCCGCGTGATCTGCAGGACCGAGTCGGCCTCCGAGACGAGCCCCAGGATCTTTGTCTTGCGCCGGGTGATCGGCTGGCAGACATCGGTCTCCTGCAGCTGGCCGACCGCAACGGTGTGATTCCCGCCGATCGAGATCGGCTGCGCCAGGTCGGTCTCCGTCGGCCGCCCGAGAACACGGATCTTCTGCCGCGACAAGGCAAACGTGGCGTCGGTGGAGGTGATCAGCCCCAGCGTCTTGGTCTTGACCCGCGTCACGGATTGCGCGGTATTTGCCGAAGTGATCAGCCCTAGGGTCTTGATCTTCTGTCTGCCGATTGGTTGCGCGATATTGGCGCTCGACGGCTGCGTAAGAGTGCGCGTCTTCTGCCGAACAACCGGCAGAGCGGTGTCTGTCTCGGTGACCAGGCCGAGCGTCTTCGTCTTGCGACGCGTGATCGTTTGGCAGGTGTCGGTCTCGGTCGTCAAGCCGAGAGTGACCGTGTGGCTGCCGCCGACGCTGATCGCAAAAGTCGTATCCGTCTCGGTCGGTTGTCCGAGGATCTTGATCTTGCGACGCGTGATGGTCTGGACAGCATCTGTCTCGGTCTGGACAGAAAGTGTCCGGGACTTCTGACGGGATACCGGCTGCGCCGTGTTGCTCGAGGTGGTGAGGCCGAGGGTCTTGCTCTTGACCCTGCTGATCGGTTGGGCAGTGTCCGTCTCGGTGATCAAGCCGAGGGCCTTGGTCTTCTGCCGGCCGACCGCGAACGTGGTGTTGGCCGAGGTGGTCAGGCCAAGAGTTCGTATCTTGATACGGCTTATCGGCTGCGCTGTATCGGCTTCAGAAGTGCGCCCGACCGGGGTGGCAAGTCGGAATACCCGATCGGTCTCGGTGACCAGCCCGAGAGTTCTGACCTTCTGTCGGGTGATAGCGAAGGTCGAGTCGGCCTCAGATGGCCTGCCGACCCGATTGGCCAGTCGGAAGGCCTTATCAGTCTCCGTGACCAGGCCCAGGGTCTTGATCTTCTGGCGGCTGAGACCGAACGTTGAATCGGTCTCGGTGACCAGTCCGACGGCGACGGTCTGACCGGAGACCGTCTTGACCGCCACTTCGGCGTAGACCGCGTGGTAGCCGATGACGGGGTTGACGTCTGTGGAGTATCCGAGCCGGAGCGTCATCGCGTTCAGCTCGGACTGGGTGTCGAAGTCGGCGGCCGTGGCCATCTTGCAGAGCCACGCCGGAGCGGTGGTGCTGGCGTCGAAGTTCGGGTCGACGGTGCCGGCCTGCAGGATCGTCTCTGTGGTGCCGTTGAACGACCGCAGGCCCATGAATGCGGCCGTGGTGGTGGCCGCCCATCCCAGGGTGACCACTCGGACGCCAGAGATGGTCTCAGCGCCTACCAGCGTGTAGGTGGTCATCGGGATCTCGGCCGCGTTGGTCGCGCCCGACGTGCGCTGATGGATGCCGCTGGCGCTGGCTCCGATGGTGGCCGGCACCTCGGACAGGGCCGCCAGGATATTGGCACTGTTGAAGGTCGAGTCGAGCGTGCCGTTGGCGGTGAACCGCGCGGTGGCGTTCGCGGTGCCGATCTCGGTAGCGGTGCCTCCGGTGTCCGGTATCAGCTGCTCGACGTGATGATCACCGAGCGGGTAGTCGGCCCCGGTGAACGAGACGATGGAGTCATCGAATCGGAAGGTGGCGGTCTGCGCGGTCTGCGGGGATCCGAGGTTGAGACTGACGAAGGTCTGCGCTGACTTGCCGGTCTGGGTGAACTGGCCGACCGCAGAGGTCCCGTTGACCTTGAAGTCACCGGTCCAGGTGGAGGCCGCAACGTTGACGTCGACATCGATCCAGTACCAGGTGTTCGCCGCCACAGCGGAGGCCGAGACCGCCAGGGTCGTTCCGCCGTTGATGCCGCCCTTCTGCATCACCAGCTTGCTGTCGCTGGACCGGAAGGTCAGGGCGATGTCGTCCGAAGCGTCAGAGGTCAGGTAGAAGACCAGCTGGACGTTCGCTGCCGGAAGCGACGTGGGGAAACGGATCGCGAAACCGTGCACCATCCGAGCGCCGGGAGCGCTCATCGAACCGGAGTCGAAGACCGCGGCCTCGGTCGCTGCAGAGCTGCTGATCTCCAGGCAGTAGGTGCCGGTGCGTCCGACGGTGACGACGGCCGGGGTACCTATGACCGAGTCGCAGTAGCGGTTTCCGGTGTTGCCGGTGGTCATGGCAACGGTGGAACCGTGGTTCCAACCGGTGACCAGCTTCAGAGTAGGCATGGGCCTCCACCCCTAAGGGGTTGGGCCAGGGCTAGCTGGCCCGGAAGACGCCGGCCGCGTTGAACTGGGCCACGACCTGCGAGCCGTCCGGGGTGATCGCGAAGTCGAACCAGAGCAGCGGAATCAGGTTCGCATCGGTGCCCGAGGTGTTGTCAGCGTCGTAGGCCAGCAGCAGATCGGTGACGTTGGTCGCGGTCGGCGTCCAGTTCTGATCATTGACGATGTCGACGTCGACCCGGTTGTTCGTGTCATCGATCGTGACCGTCACATCGGCCGCCGCGAGCGTCTTGCGGTTCCAGCCGTTCGCCGTAATCTCTGCAGTACTGGACAGCGCCTCGACGGCCGCCACGGTGTCACAGTCGCCAACCGCGTCATCGGTGTCGGTGGAGCTGAACGGGATCAAGATCAGCCGACTGTTCGCCGGCGAACCTACGTCCACGTTGTTCATCAGCTCGGCCGCACGGCCCTTGGCGATGTTGAAGACGAAGTCGGCCACAGGTATTCCCCCGTTTGTTCAGTTGTGGCCTCGGGGGAATCCTAACGGCTACTCAGGTGTAGTCGGCGTCGCCGACACGAGCCTTCCATTTGAGAGCGACGTCGAGCAGGTCCACGCCGTAGTCCGGGTCTCCGTTGTACTTGGTGCCGGCCTTCTTGATCGAGTCCCGAACGCCCATTTCCTTCCGAGCGGCCAGGTAGTAGTCGTGCAGCAGCTTGGTGCTGAAAAGGATGTTGTCCGCAGGGTTCACGATGTCCAACCCGGCCGCTTTGATGCGCGCGACCAGGTCGGGATGGGTGAGCTGCCCAGGACCGACACCGTTCGGACCGTACTTGACGATCTTGAGCGAGCCGTCGGGCTGCTGTACCGGGATGCCCTTGTCGATCAGCCAGCGGAAGACCGCGTAGCTGTCACGAGTGACCTCGACACTGGCGCCGGGGTAGTTCAGGGCGCCGCCCTTGTCGTGGCCGTAGATGCTCGCGCCCTTCGTCTCCTTCTCGAACATGGCCACTGCGAGGTAGAAGGGGCACTTGGTCTCATCGCACGCGGCCGCGATGGCGGCGACGTTCTTGAAGCCGGCGTCCTGGACTTTCTTGATCTGCGCTTGGGTAACCGTCATACGAGGGGATCCTGCCTGTTCGGAGGGTAGGGGTCAGGCACCTGGGACCGGAAGTCGGTGTCCTCGAGCTCGTTCGGATCGAGCTGCCCCGGAGGGGTCTCGCCGCCGCCCAGGCCTGCGTCCTGCTCCAGCTTCTCCACGACGGGCTTCTTCAGAGCTTCGTAGGCGATGCGGATTGATGCGTACGCACCGACCACAAAAGCGAAGATGGCCTGAATGTTCGAGACCGAGATCTCGGTCGGCACACCTACGAGCACGATGTAGGCGGCCAGACCTCCGACGATGGCCCACGCCCACGACAGGGCCCATTTGATCTTCGGGTTCCACCAGGGCTTCTGCAGCAGCGCCTGGGCGACGGTTCCTAGCGTTCCAACGACGACAGCACTCGCGCTGATCTTGGCGACCAGGGCCGGATCGAGAATGACGGCCAGCACGATGAAAGACGAGAACATGTTCCTACTTTCGGACGGTGGTGACCAGGCGGGTCACCGTGACTGGAGCGTCTGGCCCAACGCCGTTTGTATCTGTCTCGGCCAGCAGCCTAAGGCGTCTGGACCAGCCGGACTTGGAAGACTTGCCGAGTGCACCGTCGAAGGTCACCCCGGCGTAGGTGTTCCCCACGGTGCCGAGGATCTCGACCTGCAACCCCTTGGAGACCAGCTCGCTGGGCTGTCCGCTCTGGTAGTCCCAGCTGGAGGCGTAGAGCCGCAGCAGGGCGCCCGGGGGCAGGTTGGCGATGCGGATGTTGGCCCCGATGTAGTAGTCGGTGCACGGTCCTGCGACCAGCGAAACGTCGCCGTCGTCGTTGATCGGAAGTACGGTCTCGACGCCGGGATGGATGATGGTCTCTTTGCGGGTCTCGCGGTGCGTAGCGGTCATTCCGAAGAACCCCTCTGGCTTGTCGTGTGCTGCGGAGTAGGCCTCCCAGGTCGTCCAGCCCACCCACTTGTGCAGGGTGTCCTTGCGGTTGCTGGCGAGCCCGGTGAGCCCGTTCTTGAAGTCGATTGTCTGGTCTCGTGCGGCCTTGGAGAGGGAGGTGTCGCCGATCCGCACGCTGTGGATGTGATTCGGCCATACGCCCTCGATCGCCGGCCGGAACCATGATGCGAAGCCGACGAGCCGCCGGCAGGTGACGTAGTACAGGATCTGGGTGAGTGTTAAGCCATCGGGGATGGTGTCATCGACCCCGCCGCCGTCGTGGGTGCCGGCGGACTGCTCAGCTCCACCACCGAGACCGAACATGCCACCCTGGGACATGCGCGGCAACGGGACGTTCGGGTAGGTCGCGCGGAACATCCGCTCGGCCTCACGGATCGCGTCGTCGGTGTTCCGGTTGACGCGGCCACGACCTGGACCGCCCCACCAGTGCCAGACCAGATCCCCCATGCCTCCCCCGAAGCTCGTGTCGATGTTGAGCCTGGCACAGCAGGGTAGGAATCTGAGAGAGCCTCGCCGCCGTCGTCGGGGGTCGACTTCTATGGGCGAGGCTCTCGGTCGGTCTTAAGCGACAGGGGGAACGGTCGCTGAATGGCTGACTGGTTTGAAGACTAGACCTAGACCGGCGATCTGTCAGGAGCCCATTCGTCCCGGTCCACTAATTCGCTAATTTGTTCGGCCGTTGTCCGGATGTACCGGTCGTTTTCCAGCTCAGCAATCCTTGCGTAGTTGGGAACGCCCTTCTTCACCAGCTCGGCGGTAACCCTGCCGAACAAGAAGAAGTGGAAGGCGTTCTTCAGGCCCAGCCACATGTTCATGATCACGACGAACAGGCCTGGCCACGGCTGCCGGGGCGAGGCGGGGCGAGCTTGGGGCGCGGTGGTGATCGCACCCCAGGTTCGCTCGTGGGAAGGCTTGATCTTCCACGAATCGTTTTCATCGTAGAGCAGGTTCGGCGCGATGCAGATCGGATCGACATCAACGCGAATCTGCTTGATCGCAGTGCCGAACCCGTCGCAAAGCGTCTCGTACTCGGGCTCTGACGTATCGGAGTCGTTGGCGATGCTCAGCTGCAACGTCAAGTCGTCGTTCTCCCGATTGAGCTCCTCGACCTTCTTCTGATAGTCGCGGATCCGGTTGGTCTGTCGAGCGTTGACCTCCCGTAGCTTGTCGATGAGCCCCAGATTTTCGAAGGCCTGAATTTCGATGTTCCGATGCCGGATCTGCTGGGCCTTGACCCCTGCCGTGAATCCGATCGCCACGAAAACGATCATGAGAATGATGCTCATCGCAGCTTCACCCCGGTTTGTGGCCTCGGACGGGACTGAGTGATGTTGTCTTGGGGACCCTCAGCCCCGTCCGGTGCTCGACCGTGACCGCCCGTCCGCTCGACCAAAGAATCCGGGCTCGGGAGCGCTGGTGGATCCTCAGCCACCAGCTCAGCATCGATGATATCCGGATCTGGTATGTCCACCACAAGAGAACCGCCCTCCAGGGCCTGCTCCCATCTGGCCTGGACCTTGACGTCGATGCTCTGCCGTTCGGTCGGACGGCCCAGGATCCGGTCGGTGAGGTACATCGCGGCCTTGGCCTGGACGTCCATCGCGATACCCGTGTCACCGCCGATGTCTCCGGTGGCGATCGCTATCAGCTGGTCGATCACGTCGGGCATCGAGTTGATGACGGTGCGCTCCAGAACCTGTCCGACCCGGTCGACGTAGGCCTTGTGCATCGCCCACGGGATGACCTTCGGCGGTACGCCCCGGAAGTGTCCGTCGTTGCCACGTAGCCGGCCCCGGAACAGCTCCTCTTCGTCCAGGTCATCGATGTCGATGATGCCGTCGATCACGTCCTGGTAGCGGTCCCGCAGGACGGCCTTCTTGCGTGGCCGGCGGATCGTACGCCCGTCGGAGGTGGTGAAGGTCTGCCTGCCCTCGTCAGCGCTCATGCAGCCTGCTCCAGGAACTCCTGAGCCCCCTTGATGTCGTTGCAGATCCACAGGTCTGCGTCCTTGGCCAGGGCCTGGTTGTACTCGGTGTCGTTGTCCAGGGTCCACACCGCGACCTTCAGCCCGGCCGCCTGGTACTCGTGCGCCTTGTCCGATGTGAGCTTGGCGAGCGGCGCGAAGATGTAGCTGGCGTAGGCCTTTACGGTTGCTGCAGAAGGCAGCGGGACCGATGCGGAGCTGTCTGCCACGTAGCCGCGCAGCGGGAAGCCGGCGGTCTTGGCCCACTTGACGTGGTCGAGATCGAAGGAGTGCAGGATCACTCGGCTCAGCATGCCCCGGTCGGCGAGGACGGTCTTGAGCCGGTTCATCCTGGTCTGGCTCCAGGTGCCCTTGGTCTCCAGGGT